CCAACGCAATTCAGATTGGCGATGGCGCCGAGTTCGGTCCCTTCATCGAGGAAGCGGATCGTTGCATCCGAGGTTTGTGCGGAGGCCTGGCCTGCCCAGAGGAGCAGCACGAGGAGGAGCCCGATCAGCATTACAGCCCCCCAGGCTTCTTATCGTAGCGGGTCTCGCGCGCCCGGACCCATTTCAACACCAAGGCAAACTCTGCACTGTGAAGAGTGTTGATCTTCCGCTCCAGATACTTCCGCATCGCCGCCCGTTCGTACCGTGCTCCGGCGCTGTAGACGGATTTATCCATGATGCCTCCTTACCCCTTCATGACTACCGCATAGCCCTCGTCGATCATCTGCTGGTTGATATTCATCCCCTTGAGAAAGAAGGTGCCCAGCACCCGCCCATACTTCTCAAACTCATGGTTGAGCGTGGTCTGTACCGTCACGCCCGTTTTCTCGAGTATCCAATCGGCGAGCTTCGCCTTCGACTTCGCCCCCTTGGCCCCCGTTGAGAGTTCCGGCGCATTGATGCCGGCCAGTCGAACGGTCGTCCTGAAGGACAGGTGAAATCCCACGTCAATGACCACGGTCGCGGTATCCCCATCATGGACCTTCGTGACCTGGCAGGCGTATTCGTACATCATTTCGCCGCATCGTAGCAGGCCTTGAGATCCTGCTGCTGTCGTTGGTAGCACTGCCAGGTGAGAAACAGCCCGTCCTTCCGTAGCTGTCCGTCCTTCGTGTAGGCGACGTCCCCGTCCTCTTCATGGCACGGAGGGAGGGCCTTGTAACTCACGCACCCGACGCTCAATAGCAGCAAGCCCGTCAAGATTATTGCGCTGTAACGCTTCATTCGCCGCCTCCTGATCCTTCGCCTTTTTATCCGACCACTTCAACAGCACCGGCAGAATCGCCGCCACAATGCCGAGGACGAGCCCAAGAATGGCGGTCGTGGTCATGCGGCATCCGAGTCACAATGGGCCGTACTGCAGCACCATTCCCGTCTGTCCTTTTGCCGCTGCGACCGACGAGACCCCGGCTTGAACTCAGCACGGGCGGTGCGTTTATCGGCCATGATCTGGACCCACTTCCCCCTCGAAAACTCTAAGGCGCTGATATAGCCACCCGGAAGCAAGTCGAGGGGCGCGGTGATATGCCGTTTGTAGTCGAACGCCGTGCCGGCAGGATGGCGGCCCGGCTCAAACCATTGCGGCGTCACGAAGTCCGAGACTTGGATGCCGTCAATCGGATAGCCCAACGAATCCTCCTCGCAGGCGTCACAGACTTCAAACGAGTACAGCGTATTGCCATCGATCTGCGCCGTGAGGTTAATGCGAGGGTCCGCCAACATTTCAAGTAGTTCATGCGAGAGTGTCACGGTCCAGGACAGCCCGAATTGCAGATCGGTCCCGGCAAACACTTTGCCCAGCGGCAGGCCTTCGCTACTCAGATCGTGATAGCCCAGCGCGTTCGCCACATCGCTGTTATCCAAGATCGCCAGCCACCAGTAGCCCTTGTGCGGGAGTACCCCTTTGGGGGTGAAGACCAGTCGCGCATTCACGCCCCAGATCGGGTAGAAGTGCTTCGAAACCTGTTTTTGAAGGGCAGGAATCGCCCGTTGGACCTCGGCATCAGGCAGCACGGTGGACGCATTGATAATCGCAATATGGATCATTCTCGTAGTCCCTTCGCGGTACAGACGTTTACTTCGTCCGGAAACAACAGGTCGTCATCATGGCCCCTGCGGGCGCCAGCCAGTACTAGCCCAGACCCCTGCAAGGCCCCTGTCACCATCACGCCCCCTGAGCCCTTCGAATTCGCATCGTGCCATTCAGACTGAATCCATTGACACTCTTTCACCGCGTCTCGATAGGCGTCACTGGTGGCCTTCAGGTCCAGCAGATTCTTGGGGCATTGCGCGTTTCTCGTGCTCGCCGTGCTGGTCCCAAAGATCGACGGGCGCTCAATCTTGAACTGATGCCCGTACAGGCCGTTGGGCAGCAACGGATTCTCCGCACACCCCAGCAGCAGGAACGGGACGAGCCACACGAGGCGCCTCATGTGCCAGGCACTTTCTCCGGCGCTGACGCCAGGAGCGTTCTCGGATGGAGCGACAGATACGTCTGGGAACTCAGCCCGCCCGCCAGTCCGATCGAGGCGGCCAGGTTCGGATCGACGCCCGCCGCTGGACCCGTCAGTCCCGCCAGAATGGCCCCGACCACCCCAGAAAGCACCACCTGCACCGGGCGCGGCACATATTTCCCAACCACGCTATTGACCCAGGCTGTGACAGCCGTAGTGACCAGCGGTCCCATCGACGTCCAGATCACCGGGAGTAATGAGGTGAGAATCATCTGTAACATCATGTTGTAATCCATAACGCCCCCTTCTTATTAAATGAACCTCAGCCCCTCCGAGCTTGCACGGCCAGCAACACTTGTGTGATCGTCTGGCTCAACTCCTTGATGCTCGCATTCGTGTCGCGAGTCGTCTCGTTGATCAGCTCCAACTGCTTCGCCGTATTCTCCTGGCACGTCTGCACCACGGCAATCTCGGTCGTGTGGACGGCGTGCTTCTCGTTCCAGAGTATCATCGCCGCTTCCAGGCTGTTAATCCGCCCGTGCATCCGTCGCTTACTGCTCGAAAACCAGGCCATCGCGCCTCCGATCCCGGAGACGATTGCCGTCCCCACCACCGAGAACCAGTCTGCAAAATCGAGCTTCGTGGGATCTGCCACATGCTACCTCCGATCACTTCGGCGTCTTCACCGTGGACCCTGTGCGTTGCGGGCAGGTCTGTTCGTGCGGGTGGCATTCGTCGTGCTCCAACTCCATCCCGCAGGCCCCACATTGATAGGTCTTCTTCGGCAAGGCCCGTCCAGCCTGCTCCATTTCCTGCCTGGTGGACCCTCGATGATTAGCCATCGTCGCGCCCCTCGAGAGACGATTCCCATTCGGCTTGTGAGTGGACATGGAACGGATCTGACAACGAGGCCCACGCCTTGCGCCAGGACCGTCCGCGCACCTTGGGCAGTTCCTCGATTTCATAGTTCGTCACACGGCCAGGATTGGTCAGTCGAGTGCTCATACCCATTGGCTCACATCGTTCCGCATCATGTCGGCCAGCATTTGATACCGTGGTCTGAGCAAGGGATTGCGCCAGGCCTCGCTATCGATAATCTCGTCTGCCGCGTCGTCCCAGTGTCCCAGATGCACCGCCGCGATGAAGCGCACGAACTTGGCGAGCCGGTCTCTGCCCAGGTTGAACGACAGGCTCATCAGCACGAGCTGCCTCGGTCGGCTCAACTGGTCGTAGCAGCTAAAGCAATGACGGATATCATCGATCGCATCGGCGATATCGTCCCTAAACAACAGTGGCTCCACCGCTTCAGGAATGCCCTTGGCTTCAAGATTATGCCCGCGTCCGATCGTCCAGATGCCCTCACTGTCACGATAGGGGAAGTAGCGCCCGTTGCGCTTCGGACCCGTCCCTTCCTGCTGCGTGAGCATCGCTTCAACGTCGGTCATGCCCCTTGTCTCCCAATGGGCGGAATCGACAAGGCGGGATGCTGCTCGATGGCATTAAGCCGTTGGTCTGTGCGCCCCTGCACTTCAAAGGATTCGGTCAGATCGGCGCGGTTCAGTTCGATTAGTTCCAGCAGTTGAAGGCAGACGTCGGCCAACTCACGTGGCACAGGATCGGCGCGGTGGGTGGCTTCAGCCAGCAATCCGGTCAATTTTTGGTGCAAGGGATGGGGCATCAGTATCGCCTCCTCTATAACGTCCCCCGCGCGGACTGCCCCACCCGCAGCAGGGTCAACGTCACGGGCAAGGGTGGGCGGGGGTCAGTCATCGGGCCGTCCTGGTGGCCGCCTGATCACCGCTCGTGGCTTGATAGGCCCCGATGTCGGGCGTGTCGGGATAGCAGGCACGGCCACGGACATCCTTACAGAGGTAGCCGGAAATACCGGCGCGACGAGCCGTTGATGCTGCGCTGAGTCGATAATCTGTGGTAGACAGAAAGAGCGGGTCAGCGGCACTGCTCGCTGATTCTTGTACACAGGCAGCCTGATAGGCTGCTACTGTAAAGTAGGTGCTGCCGCCACAACTTATATTTCCGATATATTGGTCGTAGTTATTGGAGCCGAGAAAGTTGCCATTTCCGCTATACGTCACACCTGAGACGATGCCTAAGACCTGGCCCGTACTCGTTGATGTCGGTTTGTAGATATTGTTGTAGTGTGCGAGCGTACTTGTCGCCCCACCCGTCATGGAGGTGGTCAACCCATTGTGGACGTTGTATCCAGTGTTGTGATAGACGAAATACTGGTGCGTACCTGTGCTGGCGGTGAAACGAATCCCATTCAGGGAGCAATTCTTCACCACATTGCCATAGACGTAGACGATCAGGCCAGAGGCAGAACTGGCCGACGAAATACAACTGGTGAATCCTGTGACAATATTCCCACGCACGACCGAGGTTCCCGTAATGACAGAGATGCCGCCATTGTTCGCCGCTACGGGAGCCGTGATCGTGTTATATTCAACGGTACAGATACCCGTACCTGCCGTGTTTCCGCAAATAATCGCCTGCTTTGTCGATGTCAGCGTATCGAAGGTGATGACATTATTCCGAATCGTCAAATTGCCAGACATCGTGGTAGAGGATTCGATGCCGTCTCCCGTCGTATTGATCGTAGAAAAGTGCCCGATGGTGTTCCCAGTCACAAGCCCGTTAATGGCGAGCGTGTTAAAATTGATCCCATCCTCTCCAATATCGTCAATGGTGCTGTCCTGAATCGTGGTATAGGGTTTTTGAGTAATAATCCCTTCTTGCCCGCAATGTGTGATCGTGAGTCGGCTCAATGTGTTATGCCCAGCCCCTGATCCGAACGAGGAGAGAAAGAGACAGTCCGCCGTACCGTCTTGTGCTGAGTTCTTGATGGTCAAGTCCTCCACATTGACATAGGAGGAATCCGCTGCAATCGACAGCCCAAACACATAGCCAGTCGCCGTATTGTTGCCACTCAGAACCCCTGTTACCCCACCTTCCTCTGGACAGTTTCCAGTAATCGTGATGGGGTTTGCAGCGGTTCCTGCAATAGAGACCGCCATACTCGTATTACTCGACACGGTACCGCAGACGATCAAGGTATCCCCTGCACTAATACCTCCAAAATTGATGTCAGACCAACCGGCAAAGGCGTTCGCATAATTAGAACCATCGGTCGCCCCAGCCCCTGCGTTCGTGACATACCAATCTGCCGCCCATCCCCACCCCGGCAGCCCCACCACCAACGCCAATGCCAATAGCCATTGTTTCATTAGTTCACCATCGCGCTAGGGGTGAGGGGCTTGTACCGGAGATAGTGCTTCCAGGTGCCAGTGGTGGAGCCGACGCCAATCACGACTTTCAAGGTGCCGTCTTTGACGATGATGCGATTCGCCACGTTCGCGCCAATCTGTACCCCACCATTCGCCGCGGTCACAATATCAGGAGCCGTGGCCAGGGAGGTTTGATTCAACTTCACAGTTGTCCCTGCCGTGGCATTTGCGAGAGTGGCTGACGCGGCAGAAATGGTTTTCGCACTCCCAACTGTCGGGACGGAGTTCCATTGCATCGTGGACGCTGTGGCATCATTCGCGGTAACACACACAGAGAGAATATCGACAATCAGAATCGGCCCCCCTGAGATCGTGAACACCGTATTCCCGTTCACCATGACGGCAGTAGGGCTTTCAATGGCCCGTTCGGCGACCGAATAGCTCGCATCTCCGGCTGTGACACCGAGCTGACTGAGTGCCCAGGACTGGCCTGGGAGGAGTAGGAGGACGAGGAGCGAAAGGATGTGTATCATAGGACTCTCCGTTAATTGCTATTGGCGTAGAGGGTGAACGGTGCCGCACTGGCGCTGGTATAGATTTCAACCGTATAGAACCAATAGGGGAAATTCACTTCGGTCGTGGGGCAGTTATCTTGGAGCTGTAGCGTGGTTGCCGTGCTCGGCAACGTGATCCGGCAGACAAAGATACCACCAACCAAACTGTTCGCTTGATTGCCATAGATTGCGACGGTGATGGCTTTCGTTTCCGAGGTGCTATTGATGATCTGTCCGACAAAGGTCTTTTTCCCTCCATGTACGGTATTCAGTACTGCTGAGGAGGTGGCTGATGTCACCGAACTGAACTGCACGGTACGCTGTGGACCGCTGACCACCTGGCAGGATTGATTGGTCTGGTCCTCGCAGGCGGTCAGGGTCGCTTGGGTGACGTCTGCCGCGTGCTTCGACGAGCCCACCGCGGTCCCGGTCTGCCGTTTATCGGTGCCGTCTGACTCACGGAGCATGACGCTGGAATCGGCGAAGGCCGGGAGGACGCCACCGAGGAGGAGGGCGACAATCATCACGAGTCGTAGTATCTTCATCGGCGTGGTCCTTTCCATTTACGAGCCCCCCATATCATCCCAGCCGTACTGGCCGGGGTCAGTCATGATCCGAAATGACCGCATCTCTTTGGGGTGTGTGGTGACGACGTACTTGTTGGGGTCCGGGATATATTCAATCCCCTGCCCATCATCGAGCTGCTTATTCCAATAGAGATGCGTGCGAGTCGCATCCACCTTGGCCGTGCCCTGGTAGTAGTGGATGACGTTCCCGATCAGCCACCAGCTATTCCACGTGCCAGGGCTCCCATCGGCTAGAAACAGATTCGACCAGGTGACTTTCTTGTAGAGCCATCCCACCCGAGAGACATGCGCGACGGGCGGACCCGTCTGCAGGTGGAAATAGCCTTGTTCGTCGGGGCGGGCCCCTTTGCCGAGATCGAGCATTATGGTCCCTCCAACTCAATCCAGGGGTGATGGAGCTTGACCATGACATTCAGGTACAGGGTGGGATTCGTGATGTTCATGGCCGAGTTGCCCCCAGCCGCACCAGAGGTCGCGGCATTATCATTATCAACGGAAGCGATACCTGGTGAACCTCCACCCGTATATCCAATAATAGAGTGCGTATGCGAGAGTAGCTCGGACTGGTCCATCGCATGGGTTTGTTCACCGACCGCTTCACCCAAGACTCGCGCCGTATAGGTATGGGTAATCGTCCAGACGGGAGAGGATTTGGCCGTCAGATCGATTGGCGTTCCATTTTGCGCGGTCGCCAATGATGCGGAGAGCTGCACGCTTGTAGTACCGCTGCGGATCACGTAGTAGGAGTTACCGCTAGTGAGACCCGTAATCGTGCCGGACGTGAGCGTGAACTGGACCAGCATCCCCGTGATCCATTTGGTATTATTGGAGGCAACGGTCAACGTATCCGCTGCCGTATCGACATCGGCATTGACCCCGGACGCCACCACGGTCCCCGTCCCGTAGCCCGCCAAGGCACGTCCAAGCGTTTTTGGCAGCGCCAGCGGTTTATGCGCGGCAAAGTCGGCCGCCGCACTCCCGCCACGCCCCCCGGTGACGGGGGCCCAGGCATTGGTCACATTCGTCCAAATCAGCGTATAGAGTGCGCTCGTATCAGCGTTGGCGCGTCCGGTGGCCCCGCTGGACCCATCGCCAATGGTCTTGTCGTCCATCAGGACGAAGCCCGAATCCGCCGTGGTCTTGAGCGTCAACTTGACATCGCCAGTCGTAAAGCCCGCCCCGTCCACGTACTGCTTGCTCGCCACGCCGAGCGCAGCGGAAGGATCGGCAGCGACCGTGCTCGTCGTGAGCACGCCGCTCGTGATCGCGGGCGTCGTCAGCGCCAGGTTCGTGAGGGAGCCGGCCGCCGTCCCGCTGAACGTCGGCGCACTGATCGCGGGAGCCGTGATCGTTTTATTCGTCAGTGTGACCGCCGCGGCATCCTTCGTCGCGTCTGAGGTGTTGTCGACGTTGCCGAGGCCGACATCGCTCTTGACGATCCCGATCGGACTGGTGATCGTCTTATTCGTGAGGGTCTCTGTGCCGGCGAGTGTGGCAAGCGTCCCATTGACGAGCGGCAGCGTCAGGGTGGTCGTCGCACCTTGGGCCAAGGTGGTATTAAACGCGCCGGTCGTGGTGAGGTTCCCGGCGAGAGCGAAGGCGCCACTGGTCACGGTGAGTGCCGTCCCGCCCGCATTGACCACGACAGCCTTATTCGGATTGGCCGACATATCTGGCAATTTGTCGAACCCTGCCGAAATCAGATCGAGTTCCGCCCGCATCGAGGAGGAGGTCGCTGGAGAGGAGGGGGAAGGGAAACTTCCATGGGTGTAAAACTGGTTCGCGCTATACGCAACACCGGAGAGTGCCAGGAGAACCGCGAGAGAATAAATAAACTTCTTCATCGCAACACTCTCCTCGGAAGATAATGAATCGTGATCGAATTCACCGTATGCGGGTAGAGATAGTCGAGGTTATTACTCAGCCGCATCTGGAGGTTTTCGGCTGATCCGGACATTTCGATTTCTGTGGGCCCGATCGTCGTCCCGTCCCAGACGAACTGATCCCAGAGAATCCCGCTATCCCAACTGGGCCCCCCGCGAAAGTTCGAGGCGTAGGTGAGCGTGGGTTGCTGGGCATACTCGGTACTGCCGTAGGCCAAGGTATATTCAAAGTTAATGGCGGCGTAGACGTTGCCCTGCACTTCGAGGCCAGCGCGCTTGAAGGCTTTCTTGATGCGGTGGGCCTTCATCGCCTCCCAATTGAGCGTGATAAAGGACTCCACCGAGTCCCCATCGAAGGAGGAGCCACGATCCAGCTGATACACCATGCCGTTCGTGGAGCCGAAGTAGGTGACTTCATTCCCGTTCGCCAGTTCCCCGTTCCAGACGCAGGAGACTGGGTTCGGGAACTTCACGGGCATCGACCCGATATGCTTCCCGTTCACAAACGTCAGATAGAGGCCGCTCCCATCACTGAAGAAGAGCCGGTATTGGCTCTTGTCCTTATTGGCGCAGGCGGTATTGACGATTGACCGTTTTTCCTGAATAAACGGTTGAATGGCGAAGGTATAGGTGGCCGCGGCGAAGTTCCCGAACTCTTGCACGGTCATCAGATCGAGCACTCCTCGATCGTCGAGCCAGTAGGTGCGGCCGATGGTGACGAGCGTGCGCGGATAGCCACCGGTCTCGGTGTTGTAGTTCACCAGCCGGAAGCTGTTGTCGCTATCCTTTGCATCGCCGTACAGCATCTTGGAGGAATTGAGACTCGTCACGAACATCGCCGGAGAGTCCTGACTGCCCGGCTGGACCTTAAAGCCATTCACCGTATCGCCGACCGCGTACTCCGCGGCGCCTGCGATCGCGCTCCAATCGTAGGGGGTGCCGATGCCAGAGTGCAGGATCGAACTGCCGTAACTCACAAAGAGGTGGTTCTGATGCACCGCCAGATGGGTGGGCGCATCGGTGGTCAAAGCCGTCTTGATGGGGGCCAGCGTGACCCCATCGAATTCAAAACAGCGGTTCACCCGATCGCAGCCGTAAATCCGCTGGCTCGCCAGTTGCCCGGCAAAGTTGCCTCGATCAAATTCATACGTCCCGCCAGGGAGCATCGTAATCGCAGTTTGGATGCCGGACAGCGTGACGGTAATACCCCCGATGGTGGCCGCCCCTGCCCCGAAGTTGCCAGGTGCCGGTGTTGTGACAATGAAGCGCCCAGCCGCCGAACTCACGAGCCAGTCCCCGGATTCCAACATCACCCGCTTGATGGTGGCGGTATTGGCTCCTTGGGTGAGCGTAGCCCCATCGGCAGGCACCGTGGCGCCCCCAGCCGTAAAACTCACTTCATTGAAGTAGGGGACGACGGTCCATCCTGACGTACTCGCCTTATAGAGGAGACAGGCGGTGACGCCCGCATTATCCCGGAAGGCAAAGACTTCATGGGTCCCGCTATTGGTCATGCCAAAGATGCCACGGATGGTCCCGGAGCCGGTCGCGGCACTGATGAGGGTCCGATAGACATCCGCGGCCACGTTCAGATATTGGGCATTGAGGAGCGCGGAGATGGTCACGGTATTGGCGACGGCTGTTCCAATCGTCGTGCCCCCGACTTTGACGACTTCGGTCAAGGAGAAGCCGGCACCGACGATCAAGGTCACTACGAGGTAATCGGCTCCGAGCGCAACGATGGTGCCCGTGGTGCCGGTCGTAAAGCCCGTCAAGGTCTGTCCCAGTGTCGGCGTATTGACGAAGGAGGAGATCTGCACGATCGAGTAGGTAGCATCCGACGGCTTCGCATGGCCGTCAAACCGTTCGTAGGGGCTGATGCGGGTATAGCCTCCGGTCACGGCGCACTCCCAGTTGAGCGCCTCGCGACAGACCCCGGCTGGCAGCTTGAGGGTTGGCGTGATTTGATCCAGCCCGCCCTGAAATTGCACCGTGTCGAATTGGATGCTGGGCAATGCGGCCACGGCTGAACTCATCGCCAGCACCCCGCTAGCACCGGTTCAGGCAATTGATCGCGCTCCAAGATCCGCAGCAGTTCGTCGTATTTGGCCGTCGCCCTGGCAAAGACTTCCGGCGCCGGTTCATACAGGCCGTATTCCTTCATCGCGCCGTACACGATGAGCATGTAGCTGTGCTTTTCCGGGAGGGACGGGATATCACTATCGACGGTCATGCGGACGGGTTGCCGGAAGTAATCGCCGAGGATCGTGTAGCCATCGAGCGGGGGCAGGCCCAGGCCGAGCCCATCGTTCGGGAGGACCGTCACGGCCGTCGGGCGGCTCGTCGTGGTGCGAAAGGTGCCAAATTGGTAGGTGTCACGCCAGACGGGGTAGGGGAGATCGTCCAGGTACATCTCGGATGGGAAGCCCGCGGACGTGAGATAGCTGCGAAAGGTCCCCTTCAGCCAGTTCTGAAACGTCCCCGCGGTAATCCCGCACTGGGCCGTTGTGTACTCGGCTTGCCCCAGGATGGTCGCAAAGCTCGCCGTGAGCCGTTGAAACCGCCAGTTGTCATGGAGGTTTTGGAGATGGAACCAGGCTTCGGCCACCCAGTCGACAATCCGTAGCAGTTCACCGGTCTGTCCGACCACGGTGGTCGGCAGTTGCGTGGCGGTATGATGGACGCCGCATTCGCGCGCGGTACGTTGGCAGATCTCCAGAAAGGTCTTCTGTGCCATGCGTCTCCCGTTAGAGCGCGAGCGACATCAGGCGCTTGGCCCATTCCCGGCGATAACCCGCTTGTCCGGGAGGATCACGGTCCTCGATGATCCGGACGGTACAGGCGTTCGCTGACGTGCGACGGAGAACGTTGCGCGGCTCGGTGCCATCCGCCCGATCTTCGACGGTATGCACGCCCATCGTCTTGCTGCGGAGCAGGACTTCGACGTACTTGCGCTTGATGATGACGGGGGTATTGACGGGGAAGAACTTGACTTCGCACCAGCCAAGGCCCTCAATCATCCGCTCCACGCCCTTGCCGTTGACCCAGGCTTCTTGAAACAGGGGCGCATGGGGATCGCCGGAGCCCATCACCTCGATCTCGACCGGCTCCTCATTGAAGGCCAGCAGGAACTGATGGTCTTTCGTGAAGGGCGTACAGACCTCAATGACCGGCGCGTCGGGATGCGTGAACGGCGTATTGCCCATCCCCATGTCGATCGGGGGAAGTTGGTCCGTCTTCACGGCATCTGGTTCGAGTTCGGAGAGTTTACGAGTGGGGCGCTTGGTGGCGACAGTCATACGTCCTCCTTGGGTGATAGGCACCCTGGAGCCCTCAGACGAGGGCTCCAGGGATCAGAGACAGGAACCCGAGACTTAACTGACTTGCGGACGGCCTGGGAGTGTACCGATGTCGACAAAGGTGTAGGTGACACCCGTGACACCAGACAGGTTGTTCGTCCCGAACGTCCAGTTGGCCACCGCGGTTGCTCCGAGCTTGATCACGATGTAGGCCAGCGGGCACATCGTATCCGGCACCGGGCCAAATTGCGGAGCCACAATGAAGTTGCCTGACGAATCCAGGGCTTGAATCGGACCCTGGACGACCTTCTGGTTGCCTGAAGCATCGAGGCCCCAGACAAACACGCAGCCGTTATTCGGGAAGGTGATCGGCACAAAGGCCACGCCGGTTGCGGCATCCGTAGTCGGTGTCGCCCCGTTGGTGATCGCGGTCTTCGTATACATCTTTCCATTGATGGTATACATCGCCGTGACCGTGGTGGTGACCGTGGACGTGGTTCCTGCCACGAGGGCGGCTTTCGCATAACTTGCGGTCAGAGGCGTTTGCTGTTGTAAATCCATAATTGGCTACTCCCTTCGCTTACATCGTCACAAGACACATGACGCGAATCGGTTAATCGTTAATCGTGGGGTCGAAGGGTCCGACCACACTCACATGCACCGCATTAGGGACGACGGTGCCATCGTCGATCGGGGTGGTGCCGCCCACAAAGTTCCCCGTCCCCGTGGGATTTATGATCGTAAAGCCGATCACCGCAGACCCGACCGGGATTTGCGGAAACGTCACCGCCGCCAAGCTGGCCCCAGCTCCCCCCATGGTGGTCGCCAAGGTGCCCGCCGAGTTGATGGTATAGACGAAGACGTTGAACGTGGCGTTTGCGACCGTGCCGGACAGGGCCGCCATGTCGGTCGCGGCCGTAATGCTCCGCAGCACGCCATTGGCGACGGCCTGACAAGCCGAGGCCCCCGTTTTCACGAGGGCGCTCGATCCGGCCTTAATGACCAGCGCCGCGGAGGTAATCTGGAAACTGGAGAATCGATCGGCCATCGGCAGGAGAATATTGCTCAAGGCAATCTTCGTCGAGCTGTCGACGACCGCTTGCAGAAATTGTTTCACAAAGCCAATCATACGAACCTCGTTTCAAGCAAAAGGGTGAGAGACTCCGATTACGGGATGGTGCTTACGCACACGTTGCCCGTCGCCATCCAACCCTCGTTCTGTCGCACGACCGCCTTCCACCACATGGCGCCGGCATAGCCGCGCTGTCCGAAGAGATCAGCCTTGTCGATCTGCCCGGTGGGAAGGAACGTCGGCTTCACTGCGCCCATGCCGCGCAAGGCCACTTGGCCAAAGGCGTCATCGGCGAGGACAATGAACGGATAGACGTCGACATTGGAGCCCGAGGTGCTTTGCATCCCCGGTGCCGACCCGACGGCAGCCCCCGCGTTCTGGAGCGGCGGCAGATCCGGATGCTTGATGAACCGGAATTCTTCCACCTTCCCCAATTCGCCGGGCATCGGCGTGCCCGAGGCATACTTGATCGCATCTTCAAACCCCGCCATGTCCCGGATGTCAGGGGACAGGTCGGAGTGATGGTAGACGGTGTACCCCATCCGAACCGGCGTGGTGCCGTACTTGTCGGAGGCCGCCAGCATCTTGGTGATGGGCTTCCCATGGTTCGCGTCGAGGTTCTTTACGATCCGGCGCACCATGTTGAGGGTGATCGGCCCGGAGACGGTCGCAATCGAGGAGGCCCCCGATCCGCCGTAATACTGGTTCGTCCCCGCTTTCAGTTCGCCGTAGATCTTCAGCTCGTTGACGAACGTGACACGTTCAGCGACCTGAATCTTCATCTGCGCGGGGATGTCGTCCTCGTACAGATCTGCGGTCTTATCGGTGAAGCCATACAAGCAGGTGTACTGCTGCATGGTCACGGTGATATCGACCGGCGTGATCGATTCCGGAGGCGGCGTGATGCCTTCCTGCGTCTGATGGGCCTGGACAATCACGTTGCCACGATCGCCATTGCCCGCCTGGAAGAACTGGTTTTGCGTGCTGCCGTTGGTCGCAGTGGCGCCATAGGGCAGCCACCGACGGAAGATGATCGTATCGGAGACGTTTTTCGGAAGACTGTGCTGCGTGCCGAGTTTGGCCAGCATTTCCTGCGCGACGGCGTGAGCCAGAATGCGACCGGCAAACCGGCCAATCCGTTGCGCGGAGGTCAAGTACTGTTGTAATGCCATGATAAGAGCCCCCTTCTAGGCCTGAATCAGCGTCCAGTCCCCATGGTTTTCAATTCGTCCTGGAATGCCGATCCAAACCCGTTATCGTCAGAGAGTGGTGTACTGGACGGTGCCACGCCTTTCGGGGTCACGGCCGCCGCCAGTCTGGTCGTCCGATCATTCGATTTTGGTGCCGCCGGCTTCTGAGCCGTGTCGGTCTTGAACTTTTCAATGGATTGAGCAATCGTGTGCGTGTTCCACGTATCGAGCACGCGCTTGCGATATGGTTCGGGTTTGGTGTTGGGCCAGCCCAGCCAAGGCGTGTTGGGGAGACTCCCCTTGTCGTCCCGCTGGTCAAAGCCCGTCACCGTCCGCCAGGTTTCCTGTTCTCCGAGCCCGGCAATCTCCATGTAGTCGAGATCCCGCGTCCGGGAACTGATTTCTGCCGCCATCACCTGTTGAGAGACCAAGGATTGGACCTGGGCGGGGTCAACCGTCGAGCCGCCTCCTGTGCCTCTCCGACGTGTTTCCACGCGGTTAATCGCGGTCTTGAGCAAGTCGGCAAATTCAGGAAACTCGCGCTTGAGTTCGGCCAGATCGTCATCGGTGGCCTCGAGGGGCGCTCCGCTGGACACTTTGGCCTGTAACTCCTTCACGAGCTGATGCACGTTCCCTAACGTGCCAAATCCCTCGTCCAGCTTGTGCATCTTGGCTTGCAATTTGCGCAGCTCGGCGAGTTCCTCTTCCGTGATCTGGGCATATTTCGGAGGGACCGGCTCCGGGACAGCAGGAGGGGTCGCGCTGGGCGCACTCGCAGCAGGGGTCTCAGCAGGGGTCGAGGGAGTGTCAGCGGCCGGCGTCTCCGTCGGGGCCTGAAACTCGTGCTTGAACGAATCGGCAAAGGCCGCTTCGTCCATCGGTTCGCTCGGGGTCTCTGCCGGTGTCTGCTCGACGGTGGCTGTCGTCATGGTCCTCTACTCCTCGGCCATCGGCCTCTCGGTCAACGGCATCTCCGGACACAAAAAAACCCAACCAGGAGGGGTTGCTCCTGATTGGGCCTATGGCCTCGAATGATCTGAGGCGGAAGCGAATGATGTCGGTCGACGTCTAGTTCATGAGTTCAATAACCGTTGAAGCGTGCGCTTCACGTCCTCCAGTTTGGTCAGTAGGTCAATGAGGATTTTCTTCTGCGCCTCACTCATGAGGGGGTCCCCGTGTCGAGGGAGAGCAATTTACGAATCATGCGCATCTCCCCGCGAAGGGCGATCGTTTTGTGCTCATCGAGATCCCCGTCATTTTTGATTCGGAGCGCATGTAGTTCACCCGTGTAATAATCTTTAATCTTTTTCCAGGTAGGAGACAGTTCATCGGAAGCCGTCCACCCTGATATCATAAATTTTCTCTAATACGATTTTCGGTGGATGTCAACACCCTATCCTCTCACCGAATCCCCAACGTCACCAACCGATTCACTAGGGCCATCGCTTTGCGGGACGAGACGCTTTTCCGTCGTGCCGCCTGCATGATGGTCTTGTCCGACTTCTCCGGTCGCCCCTTCACCGGTTCGAGGTGAGGGCCCGCTGGTCGCCTCATGGAGACGGGGGCCCCTGTGATTTCATGGCGAGCACTGTTTGCGTGAGGCTCGCCGTCATGCCGAGCAGGGCATTGTAGTTGCCCTGAAACGAATACTTTTCTTGCGCCTGGCCTGCCTCCACTTCCCCGTCTGGCATGATGGCGGCCAGCACAAAACTGGGGTAGCGACGAGACAACGTGGCCACGAGATCCTCGTAGGTCGCGAGATCGAGCGCGAGATGGACTGGGTTTGTGGCCTCACTCATTGCGGTGCTCCTTTATTGCTCGAACGCCTGTCCGGTCCTGGCCTTCCCCGCGGGCTCGGTCGGTGGAGTCGTCGCCTGCGGTGTCGCGTGCTTGTGCAGGTCGGTCGCCATGTTCTGGGCAGACAACTGCTTCTGCACCTGCAATTTCATGCTGGTCGTCGCCAGTTCCGTTTTGAGTTGCTCGAGGCTGATCTGGTGCCGATTGGCATATTCGAGCTGGGCGAGTTGGAGCTTCTGCTGTAACTCCTGCATCCGAATCTCGTGCTCCACCTGCGTGCGACTGGTCTCAGCCTGCACATAGGTCGTATCCCGGTCGGTATCCGCCTTGATCCGCTCCAGATCCACCTGCGCCCGAATCTTCGCGGCTTCCACTTGTGGGGGCGGGGGCGGCGGCTGCTGTGCGAGCTTCTCCTGCTCCTCTTTCGTATAGCTGATGTCTTCAGGGTTGATGTACTGCGACTTCAGCACTTCGGCGTACCACTTCTTGGGATTGATCCCAAAGGCCGGGTCCTTGACGATCGCGCCCTGCTGGATGAGGAACTGATCGTGAATGACGCGCTCCACGAGGGTCGTGGACCCCTTGGCCGAGACACGGAAATCGCCCTTCGCCTCGTTGTCAATGTCGGGGTCCAGCATGAGCCATTCATACTGATCCTCAATCAGGGGCTCAATCACGTCCATATCTGCCGAGGAGGCCACGCCACGGAGCAGTTGATTCGCATTGTTGTTCTGGAGTTGGGTGGCGCCGAGCGTATCCGGCGTGGTTCTGCCCGATTGGCCTTGTGAAATCAGCGGAATGTTGCACGAGTTTTCCGCAACTTGATAGGCGTGCATGATGATCGAAAGCATCTGCGGGGTGATGTTGGGAATCTGAATCGCGTTGAATACCTTCCGCACATCGTCAATGGCGTGGTTCGAGTTTAAGAGCCAGAGCTTGTCCCCACGGATTTCATAATCGTCCGACTTCCCCGCTGGTCGCACCGCCCCATCGACCATGATGATCTGCGAGCCGGACGACACGGCGGCATTATTGATCATCGCACGAGTCGCCGCGTTCACGAGATCTTGCGGCATGAAGATTTGCTCGGCCACGCCGATCCCATCCCAACAGCCTTCGCGCGGCGTCCAGCGCAACACACGATAGGGATAGTGGCCGGTTTTCTCGAGGCCGTTGATCGTACAGGTAATGATCGAATCGTTGACCATCGTGACGACGACGGCAATCTCCGCGGCGTTCGTCGGGAGCTTCAAGCCCGCCTGATCGGCGGGGAGCGCCATGTACTCGTTGATCGCGTCGGCTTCATCCCGCGTGAGCCAGCCGGTGTGATACCAGATCTCATACCGCGTATCGTGGAGCAGACTCTCGTTGCGTTGCGTCGCCATCTCCTTCTTGCCGGGCCCTTCCAGAATCACCTGATCAATCTCATCCTTAAAGTAGCCGGGACGCGCCTTGAGGGCCTGCAACTGATGCTCAGAGAGGTAATCCCGCTCAAACACCCCTTGCCCGGACTGAATATCGGCGCCACAATCGGGGTCGGGGAAGAAGTCCCACGGCGAGACGCACTTATAGCCTGGCTTCACCGACTGACGTATCTCCAGCGCATAGGTCTTCCCGTCTGCACTTTTCGTGATCGCACGATCCTTCCGGGCATCGGGGAACGGGCCCTTGAGTATCCCGACTCCCATCTTGGCTCCGGAATGCAACACCTGGCGCATGTGCCGGCGGAATTTCCCTTCTACCATCCAGTCGTAAATAATATTCTCGGCTTTCTTCGCCGCTTGATGGGCCTTGCTGACTTCTTCTTCCGCCAAATCCTTCCCCAACAGAGGACGACCGGGCATCGCGGAGAGCGGCTGCGCAGTGTCCACCTTGGGCGGAATGAGGGGGTCAGTCGGATTGGGGGGCGCCAACTCCTCGACTTTCGGATCACGTTCCAGGGGCACGCCATTCATGACGACTTGCTTGAGATCGTCAGCCAGCGAGACCAACGTAGGATCGGGCGTTTCATCGAGCGTGAACGACTTCGCGTTCGGCGAGAGAATGATTTCCGCAATCTTCGAGGTGGCGGCATCGACATACCGGCCCGTCATGCGCTCAAACGCGGAGGATTTCATCGAGGCCTGCTGCGCCGTCGAGGTGCGCGTGAGCGGGCCATCCAACGTCAGCGACTTCGTGAACCGCGGGCGCACCACCGAGGCGTCCACCCCCGTAGCGGCATCGATCCCGGCATAGTTGTCTTCACACTTGCGCCAGATATCCTCAATGCCGGAGAGCATCCGGCCCTTGATGTAGCGATCCCGTCGTGCCACGATGATGGCCGTGAGATCGTGGACCTTTTTGCGTGTCGCCTCGCGGTCGGGGTGGCCAGGCGCCGACGGTCCTTCGTCCAGCATGGCTTGCACGGAGTCAGGGAGTTCGATCTCAGGGGTCATGGTCGGTGGCGTCATTCCATCACCTGTGGTCGTGGGTGGACGGGGATGAGACTGCAGGGAATCGCGATCACTCCCGTCCGTGTGCATACAAGGACACGGCGGAAGGGATCATCGAAGGCAGGGGGCACGAGATACTCTACGTTCCCCTCAATCACCAGCACGCCGTTGACGATCGCATAGCCTGCCTTCATGGTCATGTTCCGAGCCTTCCCATTTGACCGACGGGCTGAATTATCGACTGCTGAATCGTGCTGCCTGGCGCCTGATCCTCGTTCGTCATCTGATTCACAATGAGCGACATATAGCCTGACATATCGCAGCCATGGCAGTACTCATCATGGATCGGCGCCGCCGGCTCGCCATGCTTCGGCACATTGCGACGATACCGCTTCCAGCATTCCACCAAGCGCAAGACCCCGCGGCCTTCGGTGTTATCCGCATACATCCTCGGGAACAATTGACGGAGCGAGCGAATGCGCGTGTTCTCGGCATCGGGTACGTTGGGAATCGTCTTCACCCGCCGGCCAAAGGCGGCGACGAGCTGCGCGTCACTCTTCCCGGTCTGCCGGGACTCCACCCAGCCGTCCCACGGCAGGAAGTCAAAGCCCCAGTTGTACCGCCTCTTTTGCAGTTCGGTCACAAACCAATCGACCGTCTTGTACTGCTCTTCGAGGTAGCCAATCACCCGAATCTCGGAGAGTCCACGCTGAAACAGCCCGACAGCCATTTTGTCAGTGTTATAGCCCATGTCCCACACGGTATGGACTTTCAACCGAGGATCGTAGGGAAGGAGACAGATCCGATTCTCTACTCGCATCGCAGCCACTTCGTTGGAGAAGATGGCACCCGACAGGGCCGAGCGACATGTTCCGAGCCAGATGTGCTCGTATTCGTCCTTCGTCTTCGTCGCCTCATCGTGGGCCCGCTCGAACTCGAGTTCTTTCGTAAACCAGGGATTGTCCTTGTACGTCGTATGCACCACGACCGCGCCAGGCGGCGGATGATCGACAAACCGCACATAGGTTTCATCGGTGTCCAGCTCAGGGTTGAAGCTGATCCAGATTTCACTGCCCTCTTTCCGGATCGTCGGGATGAGGATATCCCAGGATTTCTTACTCACAACCTGCGCTTCCTCGATCCAGGCGATATCGACCGATTCATACGACTTAATGGACGTGACGGTATGATCGGCCAACCCAGAGAACATGAACAGCGTCCCGTTGTCGCCGCGGATCTCATGCTCGAGGTCCTCGTAGAACCCGGCGAGCCCGAGACTCTCAATTTGATCTTTGAGGAGTTGGTGGACCGACTCTTTGAGGGATTTCTGTACTTCGCGGCAGCAGAGAATACGGAGCGGACGATCGGCGCCCAGCGTCAATAGCGACCTGGCAAACGACCAGGATTTGACCCCGCCGCGGCCGCCCTTCACGATTTTGTAGCGATGTCGTTCGAGTAAAAAGAGGAGTTTGCGAGGCAGTTGAATACGGACAGTGCTGGTGGGTTCAGCGACCGTCATCCGACAATCTCCACGATGATCTTGTGCTGGATCGGCCCGCCGTCTTTCCCGGTTTGTTCGACACTGGCAAGCCGGGGATGATAGTAGGGTGCGGCCGCCTTGGCGGCTTCGAAGCTCTGATCGGCCCAGACTCGATAGCGCAGGAGATAGACCTTCATCGATTCGCCCTCAAGCTGTGTAGGGGCTGGCGCATTCATCACCTGCATCAGAAACTCAAGAGGTGTCCGTTCACCAGCTTGCGCCAATACCTCACGCATCGCCTGTGTACTCTTGTTCGGCGTCCCTTTCTTCCGGCCTGAGTTTGGTCGTTTACCGCCGCGGCGTGTGGGCATCGTCTACTTCTCTCTATTTTTTCAAACGCGCCTTCGCGCCGTGTGTCAGTTCTTTGGCTGAATGAATCGTTACAGACACGACCTGATCCCGCAATTGACTGGCCTTGTGGGCTATATCCTCGCTCGATTCGGGAACCGACAAGGCTAGTACCACATCGGTATGATCGCTGCGGTACGATTTAATAGAGGCCAGAAAGGTTAGCGGCATCAGGTCCACTCGTGCATGGTTCGACCAGCCGCATGGCCGGCAGCGGCTCCGGCGCCGTCTCATTGGTGACAATTTCAGGTTCGACGAGCGGCGTGAGGAGATCGGTATCGATGTATTTGAGCACGATCAGCGCGACTTGATGGGCATTCGAATCTTTGTCAAAGCCCACGATATTGTCACGGTCGTCACAGAAGACGACGTTGACGGCGATCCGACCCTCGACATCCTGCACATTGACGTGGGCCTTCACCGTCCGTACCCGTTCGCGGCCTGGCTCTGATAGCCCGCCTCAAAATTGGCTTGCGGATTCTCGGTCATGGGATTGGCGTGATGGAGCTGGACCACGCCCTTGAGGGCGGCTTCGAACGAATCAAACGACTGCCCGTCCTCTGCTGCGGGCGGGGCTCCACCCTCGGGCGTCTCGGTCGGCTCGGTCGGCTCCGACTCCCTCTCGGTCTTCGTCACGCGATAGGTGCCATCAGGCAGATAGTCCAAGCAAATGCGATAGCCCTCTCCCTGGTCTTCCGAGGGAGACTCCGCTTCCTGAGCGGGGGCTGCCATCGGGGGTGTCATCGGCATACGATCCATGGTGGGGATCTCCTTTGTGAACCACAAGCAGACGTATAGGTACACACTCCGTTACAGAGGTGCTCTCTAATACGAGTTGTGGCGGATGTCAACAGCGGGGAGCGATCAAATGGTTTATCCCCTCACCAGCGGAATAAAGGGGGGGTAAAATTATTTTCACCGACCAGGCAGTTAGGGCTTGACAGAGGCTAAACATCTGTGTACGATATACACAGTTGGTAACAGATTCACCAGAAGGAGCCCTATGAAAGACCCGATGAAAGGCGTTCGGATGCCGCAGGAATTGATCACGCGCATCGAACGCATTACGAAACTAGAATACAGCTCGTTCAGTCAATTCATACGCACCGCCGTCGTGAATGAGCTTAGTCGTCGGAAGCAGCTCCACACTAAGCTCGCGCGCTAATCACCCTGGAGGACCGCCAGTGCTCCACGTTGCTCTCACATCCACTTGTGCATGTCGCCCGGTGGCCAACCTCCTCGCTCACGCGAGTCTATGGCCTTTGCGTCCCTCTGTCCTGGCGGTCGGAGATCGACGGCCGACATGCACTTTCTTGGAGGCACCGATGCTGACCTTTCACCAGACGCACCCACGACCCCGCCACAACGTCCGTACCGAACCACTCGATCCACACGAAGCCGCGATGACCGAGGACGGCAAAACCTTCCACGAAGAAGCAGAGGACAGCATGCGGATGCTGTGCTGGGTCGGATTCGCGCTGGTTGTCGCGGTGGGGATCGCCTGCTGGGCGGTGCTCGCATGAACACGATGGCGCATCTCTGGATGGTGCCTGCGAGCGGGGGCCTGGGCTACCTGCTCCTCTACCCGCTCCTGGAAATCAACTGGATCATCCGAGAGCGGCATCGCATCTACAGACAATACCGCTTCTGGAGGTAAGACGATGGCCAGACGCTTTGTCCAAAGCTTTTACCACGCCGACTGGATCAACGCCCGTCCGTTGATCTTGCAGAACTTGACCAAGCATAAGCGTCCCGCGGTGTCCTGGCTCTGGCAGCGGACACGGCTCACACAACTCATTCAACGCCTCGAACGAAAGGAGCAGCCATGAACGGCAAAACTCTTAAGGCCTGGGCCCTGACAGTCCACGATGACGCGGTGATCCAAGTGTCGGGGGCGGGCTACCACTACGATTGGTACGAGATAGAGGTGCAAGACGTTCGATCATACCTTGTGACCTCACCAGCCGCACCAGCCGCCACGCTCGACGCGATCGAAGAGGCCCGGCGATGAGTACCGACGTGCTGGACATGCTGTGTAGTGAACTCCAAGTGGAGGCCTTCAACCTCCCGCTTGAAGACGGCGACAAACGGGAATTGTGGTTTGCCCGCTGCGCACAAGTCTTGGCCGCGATCAAGGACCCCGAGGCCCGCGCCTCACAAGCGATCAACTTTGCCATGGGCCTGGCGCTCAGGGGTGTCCCTGGAGAATTCGTGCTCAGAAAGCTGGGGGCCGTATGAGCCTCGCGGGATTCTGCGAGATTGAGAACGATCCAGAGTGGTGCTCCGTGCATGAGTGCCCCCGCGCCTGCCCGCATTGTGCGGATGAGTCCGCAGATCGACAGTACGATGACCGAACCCCCTCACCATTCCACACCACAGAAAGGACGGTGCCCCATGAATCCAGCATTCGAGAGTCTCGAGGAGATCACAACGATGGTCAGCTTCCCGGCCATCCCTGACGAAGCCGATGAAGTGAAGGCGGGCGAACTCCTCTCCCTCTATGAGGAAACCGTGAAGACACTCCCGCCCATCGGGCAGCAAACGCTGGCAGCCTATGCCGATGCCATCGATCAGATCAAGTTGGCGGCGAAAAACATGGAGGCGATTCGCAAACGCAAGGTCGCCCCCCTCAACGCCGAACTCAAGCAGATCAACGGCGCCTACATGCCCTTCGAGGAGAAATTCACGGCCATGGCGAAGCGGCTCGCGGAAATCCCCAACCGGTGGATCGATGAACAGGACCGACTCCGTGCAGAAGAACAGCGGCGGATCAATGCCGAGGCCGAGCGGAAACGCATCGAGGCCGAGCAGGCCGGCGAAAAGTCCCGAGCGGCCGAGCGGGCCGCCTTGGAGAAAGGCGACGACAAGGAAGCCGCCAAGCACGGCGCGAAAGCAGAGCAACAGGAACTCCGGGCGGCGGAAATCGCCCCGGACGTGGTGCCGCAAGTGTCGAAGTCCGTGGACCTGGGAGGCAGCACCGTGGGATTCGCTGGACGGAAAATGGTCTGGGCCTTAACGGGCTGGGATAAGCAGAAACCGCTGGATCTCAACAGCCCCTTACTCGCGTCCCTGATTGGTGATCTCTCGACACTGCCACCGGGCATTCAATTCCTCCTCAAGGTCTCGCAGATCAACCCAACCAAACTCAACAAACTGTATGGCATCGAACCGTTTCCGAAACCCTTTAGTGAAGTGCCCGACTACTCAGGATCACGGAGAACGGCCTAAATGGAAATCTCCTGTACCAGAGGCGACGCCTACGAATACCACGTGGACGGAATCGACCTGTTCAGCGTGTCGCAGGTGCGCAAGATGGCCCACGACACCTATGCGGGGATTTCCGAGGACGTCCTCGAGCCCGCACGGCGCCGCGGCGCCCTGTTGCATGCTCGCTTCTGGCGGGTCCTGGCTGCGCAAGATCATCTGATCGACATGCCCAAACCCATCGTGGGTCTGGAAGGGTACTGCCTCTCGATGGATCGCTGGGTCGCCCAGAATCAGGTGCTCCCGGTCAAGCTCGAGGAGACGAGTTGGTGCGAGAAGCTGGGCTATGCCGGCACCCCGGACGCCTTGGTCCTCATCGGGCCAAAGCCGATCCCGACCATCATTGATCTGAAAACTGGCGCGCCAACAAAGACTGACCCCATGCAGCTCCTCGCCTATCAGAAGATGACGGGCTACGAAGGCGCCAAGGAGCTGCTGGACCTCTACATCCAGGAAGATGGGTCGGACGCGAAGCCGGTAAAGGTGACGCCACGCATGAAGGCAACGGAGTGGAGCTGGTTCCTCTCCGCGCTCAATTTACTCAAAGCACGCCGCAATCATGGCGTGAAATAAAAGGAGATAGCATCATGAAATTCACGCGCCTCACAGGCCCAGTTGGAAACGTCGAAGGGCTCGATCGCTTACAGCGCCTCGGTAAGATCCGCTTAGGAATCAAAAAGAAAAGCAAGAACTCTGGGAAAGAGTATCCGGCTGAAACAGATTATTTTCTGTGCCCACCTGAAGTCGAAGAGATCTTTGGCGTGAATCCCAAAGTGCTGCGAGGCATGTTCCCGTCCAATAATCCCGAGGAGGTTTATCAGGAAAAGCTGGCGATGTACGGCCAGACGACCGGCTTGAAATGTCAAGGCAACGGCGTAGTCGCCATGCGCCGCACGGAGACTGGCGAGTGGGTGGAACGGAAATGCCCCTGTGATTTTCTGAAGAGTAAAGACAACCCGTCCGGCAGTTGCACCCCACAGGCCCACCTGATGGTGATGCTCCCAGAAGTGAAGCGCGGCATGTGGGGGTATTACCAAATCACGACCCATTCAAAGTACGCACGAGGGGGCATTCTCGGCTCACTCAAGCACATGCTGGCCATGATCGGACGAGTTGGGTTTGTGCCGATCACGATCTATCGGGAAGCCCAGGACATCGCCTACGAGGGAAAGAAAAAAGTCCACCACATCCTCAAGTTTGTACCCGATCTCACCACGCCACAAATCGCTGAGATGCGCAGCAAGCCAGACCTATTAGTGCTGCCTGGTTCTTGCGCGGTCGAGGAACCACTCGATGAAAACCCACAGGATGATCCTCCCGATGTGCTTGTCGACGACGAAGAAGAGGACGAGGCGGAGCAGACGATTGACGCAGAAAAGATTGCCCATATGGACGATGCCGAACTCCAGAGAGTGCAGGAACAGCTGAATAAGCGACGAGAACTTCGTTCACAGAAACCGCCTCAACAGACACCGGCAGCGAGTACTGGTCAGATTGCCCCCGCTGGAAAGCCCGCGAAAGCTGAGGCGCCAAAGACGAATGGTCATGTACTCATCGCGCAGGGGACATGGCGGGACATGATCGCCTACATGGACAGCCATCCTGATCTCACGACCCTCAAGCAGGACTGGAAGCAGAACAATCACGTCGAGAACGTCATGGGCCTGAACGCCGTCGGACAACAGGCGCTCTTGGCACACATGCGGACAGCAGTCGGCGCCTCGTTCCCCTACTAACCACTTTAACCCAAGGAGACCACATCATGGAGCCACAAACCGAATCTAGTACGCCGGTGATGAACGTCGACCACGCCTGTTTCGAGAAGGCCAAATTGATGGGCGATCCGACCTTTACCCTCCGTGCGCAAGACATCTCAGCGCCCCTTGCGGTGCTGTTCTGGGCGAAGTGCCAACAGCGGATCAGGGCCTATCTGAATGACGGGATGAGCCTCGAGGAAGCGGTGGACGCGACCCGGAAATACTACTTCCTCGAATCGGTGCCCTGTGGAGATCCGAAGATTGACGGGGCGCTGGAGGTGGCGAAAGCCATGCGTCTGTGGCCGGGCATCGTGAAGTTGGCCGACTAACCCGAACGCGATGGCCCAGTCGCGACACATCGAGCATCACCGGAAGAAGTCGCGGATGTGCCAAGGCTGTTTCCAGCGGAAGGCGCTCACCCGTCTTCCGCAACGACTCAAACGCATCCGACTGGTAGACCATGATTACTGTGAACGCTGTTGGAATTCATTAACCGAACGAGGAGGGCTCCATGGCTAAATTCATCGAAGTGACGCTCGAGACGGCGTGCGAAGGCGCGGCAAAGGAACTCTTTGACCGCGTACTCAAGGAGGTGATGGCGAATATTCAAGATATCAATACCGATCCCGAGGGCAAACGGAAATTGTCCCTGGTCTTTACCTTCAAGCCGGCAGAGGATCGCTCGTCAGCGGTGATCTCGCTCGATTGCGACACCAAGCTCGCGCCGGTCAGTTCGATTGGTGGCAGTATCTTTATCGTGAAAGAGCCAGGCGGACGGAAGGCCTACGCCAGCTCGGCCAAGCAAGAGCCGCTGTTCCCGCAAGAGCAACCACAGAAGACAGAGGCCACAGCCTAATTTTATCCATCTCGTCCTGTGCCACAAGGAGCCCACATGCTGAAAGAATTCGTTGAGAAAATCCTCAGTCTCGCCGCACCCGTTCCGATCATAGAGCACGATCGCCTCTACTACGATCGTGCGGTCATACCGGTCAAAGATCCGCTGGACGCTGGGGAGTGCGTGTCAACACTAACTGGCTTCGCCGATCTCCTTCAGTCGCCCCTCAATGCGTTCGACAAGCCAGAATGTTACGTGAACGTGGAGTCTCATTCGCGCGTCACGCTCAACGAATATGTCTGTGACGTGTGGGGTCAACGGCAACAGCATCTCGTTGCGGATTTACCCAGCGGCATGCAGACCTTCCTGTACGGACAATACATGGGACAAGAGGCCTTTATCGTGGGGCTCATGTCGATGTTCGTGGAGACGCCAGACCGGGACGCGCTGGTCAAGTCGGTGTCGTCCATCTCGGGCAACGAGATCAATCTCAGTGAAGATGACGGGATCTCGCAGACGGTAACGGTCAAGAGCGGCATGGCGCTCAAGGAGACGGAAACCATGAAGCGCATTGTGTCGCTGGCCCCCTACCGGACGTTTCGAGAAGTCGAGCAGCCCGCGAGTCCGTTTGTCTTTCGCGCGAAGAAGACGGATGGCGGGCCCATGCTGGCTCTCTTCGAAGCCGATGGAGGGAAGTGGCGGCTCGAGGCGGTGCAGCACATCAAGCACTGGCTCGCCGAGAAAGTCACGGATATCACCATCGTCGCATAGGAGGGTCCACCCATGCGCTGTCCACGTTGTACCGGCTGTGTCTATCAAAACTGGTCACTCGAACTCGATACGATCCAGCGAAGCTGCCTCAACTGCGGATGGGCAGAGAACCCGCGCGTCTTCTTCGGGCACGTCGAGGAGACGCGGACCAAGTGTTACAACTGCGCGAGCCCGCCCACGCCAGGGTTGTCGCAGTGCGAGCGGTGCCGGACCATGCAAACCGCGTACAAGCAGCGGAAACGGCAGTCCCAGAAGCAGGCGGCGGCATGATCGCATTTACGCTCACGGGCCAGATGCCGTCTGGGAAAAATCAGATTCAGCAGCTCTGGCGCAAGGGGCAACTGAAGAAGATTCCGAACGTGCGGTTTACCAAGTGGCGAACCGAGTCCGGGTATCAATTGATTCAGCAGCGGGTGAAGCCCCAGGGGCCGATCAGTACGCCGGTCTCGCTGTCCTGCACCTACACGCCAGGGGACCGGATCACCAGGGATGTCACTGGGATGCAAGATGCGCTGTTTCATCTCCTGGTCTGGGCCAGAATCCTCACGGACGATGGGTTGATCTATGACTGTCTGTGGCGGCGCATGGCTGTTGGGGCACCGACGTTGACTGTGGAGCTACATGACTGGACCGCGCCGTGAAGTGTGACAAGTGTGACGGGCTCGTGGTCCGAGGCGATGAGGACGATGAGCTGAAATGTGTGCAGTGTGCGAAACGATTCTATCAGGAGGAGACGATGGCCAAATGCCATGATTTTGGATGTGCGAAATCTACCCCGACGGGAGGTGCCTACTGTACCGACCATGCGAAGCAGCACGGATTCACCTCCGCGCAAGAGAGCTTCATCCGTGGCACCTGCCGAGGGAAGTGGTGCCGGGCGAAGACCGTTAATGGTGAAGACTATTGCAAGAAGCATGCGTTGAGCACGCACAGCCACCCAGAGGAGACGCGAGCGGTCGTGAGCGCGATAGCGCCGACCATGCCGGTCAAGACGAACACCATGGACCACGCTTTTCTGTCGGCTATTGCCCAGCGGCAGGACGAGATCACGGTGCTGGAACGGGCCCATCAGATCTTGCGGGACCTGGGGAGCGATCGATGACAGACCGTCCGACCTCAGACGATCGAGCGGCCTTGCGCATCCTTCTCGGGCGAGAGGATCTGAGCGACTACGATGCCGAATTTGTTGACACCCTGCGAAACCTGGCTGGCCACTGGAGCCCCAAGCAGAGCGCCTACTTCGATGTCGTGTGGGAGAAATATTACGCATGAAAGGAGAACGTATGATCCTCATTCTCTGTGGCGTTGCGGTGCCATGAACGTCAAAGCGTGGAAAAATCACGTGGTATGAGAAAACCTCGCAAAGACATCGGTATACCGAGAATCAAGCACGGAAGCACAACCCTGTGCGAGGTGTGCTTGCGGTCAGTCTATAGCTACCCTTCTCAGCCACGTAAGTTCTGTGGAACAAATTGCCGTGACATCTCGAAGATATTGGAACGACATGATGTGCCAAGGCAGTTGAAACACTGCGCCAAATGTCAGCAGTGGAAGGGTTTTGATTTATTTGTGAAGCAGCTCGGTGCCCCGTTTGGACTTCACTCATATTGTAAAGAATGTACCTCAACTTGGTTCCACGATTTCAGGGGTACACCACAGGAAAAGCGTCGATCCTATGAGCCAGCCGTCCGTCTTACGCCAGAGCAGAAGAGGCATCGCGCCAATGAACGAGCCAAGCTGTACCGCAAGGAGAATATTCAGAAGATCATCCAGAACAATCGGCTATATCGGCACAGACAACGAACGGGCGGCACGATGCCTGACAGGTGGGAGATCATGAAAATGGTGTGCGAGCAAGACGCCCGCTGCATTTACTGCAAAGAGTTATTGCCTGAACGCTTCCATATCGACCACAAGATGCCAGTGATTCGAGGTGGCACAAATGATCGCATGAATCTCCAACTTCTATGTGGCCCCTGCAATAGTAAAAAGCATACGAAAACGCACGAAGAATACATGCAATATCTGGAGCAACCTATATGAGCTTTCGTAGCCCTAAATTGCTCACCAGTGCCAAGGATCAGGCTTGTCAACTCTGTGCCTCACTCGGCACGACGATCGCCGCACACGCGAACAGTGTGGCGTTAGGGAAGGGTACGGGGATCAAAGCACCAGATTACTATATCGCCTACGTCTGCCACAGATGTCACGATCTGATCGACGGGCGGGCGGGCGGGCTAACCAAGGAAGAGCGGCAGGAGTTATGGACGACCGCGTTTATCAGGACGGTCAAACAGTGGTTCGACCAAGGTATTGTCACAGTGAAATAACACTGCGCTCCGAGATAAGGAAGACTACTGATGCCAAATAGAATTATCCGTGAATCAGCCCTCACGAGCCATTCGTTGGCTCGCCTCTCCGGTGACGCCGAGCGTCTCTTCTGGAGACTCACGATTGTTGCGGACGATCGCGGACGCTTCGATGCCTACCCCCCCACCGTCAAAGCCAAATGCTTTCCCACCCTCGTCGATCAGATGAAAACAGACAAGATACGTACCTGGCTAGTCGAACTCGCGACCGATCATTGTCTTTTTTACACAGTTGGAGAGCGTCTGTACGGTCAATTTCGTAACTGGGCGGAATATCAGAGACAGTACGGATTGAAATCAAAATTCCCGGACCCTCCAGCAAGTTGCGGGGATTCCCCGCAGAATACCGCTCTTATTCTTATCTTGAATCGAGAATCGAGAATCGAGAATCGAGAGACGATATCGGTCAACGGGGGGTTGCCCGAGGTGTGTGCGAGTGAGTTCGATCAGGTCTGGACGATCTACCCTCGGAAGGTTGGGAAGGAAGCCGCACGGAAGGCATGGGGAAAACTGAACGGCAGCCGACCAGATATTCAGACCCTTCTCACGGCCCTCGCGAATCAACTGCCGGTCTGGAAGGCGGGAGAACCGCGGTTTATTCCGCACCTCTCGACGTGGCTGAATGGACAGCGATGGAAGGACGAGGTGATTGTGTCGGAATCACTGGAAGCCCGCTTGCAACGATGGGCCGAGAAGGGAGACGTATGACACGTCAGGAATTTCACGGGCAGTTTGTGCGGCTCTGCAAAGGATTTAAGTATGAGGCGACTGAGGAGCAAGCGGAGGCCTGGTATCGGAGAATCGGCCATGTCGGCGTCGAGCCCTGGTCGGAATCAGTGACCAATCTCCTCTGCGCCTCGCATTTTCCGCGAGATCTCGATGCCGTGATGAAAGTGGTGGAGATACAAGCGCAGGCCAGCCGATCGAAAGCCATTCTCCGAGAGAAGCGGACTGCACCGCAGGTCGAGCAGGGAGTCCAGCGGAACCTGCAAGAGTGGAAAAAGAGGGTGGTAGTGGAGCGCGTGTCATGCCATCTCTGCTTAGGGGATGCACATGATGGCTCCAACTGCTGGCCATGGCTCGATGACGCGGAACGAGAAAGACGGTTGGCGTTGCCGTTCTGGAAGGACCGAGCGCGACATCCGGCGCAGAGTATGGCGTCATGACCCACGACGACGCCATCGCCCTCTTCATCGCGATCCTCTCTGGCCACAAAGGCGCGGATCAGGCGATCAGCGTGGCCGACATGGCGGGGC